AACTCGGTGTCCGAGGGAGACCGTTGGGTTGAGGCTGCTCCCGGTTGGGTGGTTGTTGACAACGACAACAAATTCACTCCTAAGCCGTACAAGCCTGCCGCATTCATTGATGACTTCCGCCGTGGTGTGGAGGCTGGCAACTTGTACTGGCGCAAGCAACAAGGCTGGTTCGCTACCTTCTTCCATCAGTGGATGAGTCTTCCCATGAGCAAGCCGCAAGACACGGCGTATCTCGCTGGTGTGTTCAGTGCTTGGTTGCCCAAAGCGATTCTCGCACTGGGCATGGGTGAGATGCGACACGCACAATCGCTCAAGAGGAACGCCAATGCTGAACTCTTCGCTACCATGTCCGCTTGTGTGGGCACTGATGTGTGGGAGGAGATTACTGGCGCTCCCCAATTGTCAACCACTCGCAAGCACTACTACGCTGCGATTGAGCACCTTGAGTTGGACTGGGGTGGAGTGGCAAAAATGCTGACCTTCCTCAACAAGCACTTCAAGAGTGGCTGGCCTTCGTCCTACGGTGGCAACGCTTGGGCTCTCTCAATGGAGAAGGGTGCAAAACTCGCTGATGCTCTCGCCAACTTCCTCTACGACACCAACGAGGACACGCTCAATGAGTTGTCCCTCGCTGTCAATGTCGCTGAGAACTGTGTTCACAACAACGGCTTCCTGTTCAACAAGTGGCTGAGCAAGCGTGCCTTTGACACGGGCACTGGTGGCTTCAGCCCACGGAAGGACATTTCCAACATGGCTGCTGCGTACCTCATGGCGAGTGAGATTCTCAACCCAACGGAGGACATGGTTCCAGCCAAGCCGCCGACCAATGACTGGCATGAGATTCTTGACTTCGTGATGAAGCGCACTCCTACCTACTGGCGCAACAACCCCATAGGTATCAGCCCCAAGGTGCCCGAGATTTTGCGTGAGACGGCCCAGCAGATGCAAGCCCACTACCGCCACGGTGAGCGTGGCGCTCACAACAACTACAGCGGCAAGGACTTCATCATGTGCGGTGTAGCCTCGTGTGGTATTTGTGCGAACCACTTGGCTTGGGGTGCGCAGAATGCCAATGAGGTACCTCACCTTATCGCTGTGCAAGCGATGTTCAGCAACGATGCTTCGGTGTTGATGTTCACGCCAGCGAAGTTGGATGTGTGGCTCGTTGGTGAAGAGACTGAGACTCGTCTGTCTGTCAAGCAGAAGGTGGCGCTCATCAAGGCCAAGGAGTTCAACCCATCGCCACAAGAGTTCGCTGACATTTACAACTCACTGGACCCGATGGACAAAGACCACTCGGACATGATGCTCGTACTCAACAAGTGGATGGCGAAGAAGGGCGACGACTTGCCCGACTTCTTGGAGGCATTGTCCAAGGCTGACACTGGAGAGTGGACGGCTGAGACCAAGAAGGATGTGAAAGAATGAATGACAATTGGATGAATGGATTCGGAAAGAAGGTTGGTTGCCACACGGGCAACCCATTGGTGTTTGAGGTTGATGGTATCAAGGTGTTCGCTGGTGGACATTCACGCAACGGTGGTTGGCACCGTATGTCGCCACGCCCTGCGCTCGCCCTCGGCCCTGCACAAGTGATGGACGACTCCCGCACTGTTGTGCCCACAGGGTTCTCATGCGCTCAGCACATCGGTGGTGGCACGCACATCATCAGCATTGACTGGCCCGACTTCTCCATTCCACAGGATGTCAGCCGGGACTTTTGGGTGGCACTCGTTGACGACATTCGCAAGCAAGACATCACCACTGTGTCCACACAATGTGTTGGTGGGCACGGTCGCACTGGCGTGCAATTGTGCATCCTCGGCCACCTGCTTGGTGACGAGGCTTGTGTTGCTCAGCCTGATGCCGCCGCACTCATCAAACATGTGCGAGACATCTACTGCACTCACGCTGTTGAGACTGACTCTCAGCAACTGTACATCGCCAACACACTGGGCATCCCCGTGGGCGACTCACTGTTTGCCAAAGCCAAGAACAAGAAGTCCACCAATTACTTCACTGACGACATCACAATGACTGACGACTCGCACTCTTACACGGACAACCAAGAGTGGCTCGCTGACATTTCAATCAGTGAGGAAGAGAAGAACATGCCCATACCGAGCGGCTTCCAATTGGTGGGTTGCGCTCAGTGCTCCGAACTTCAATGGGTACACAAGGATGACCAAGCCAAGTGTGTGTCTTGTGATTCCGAGGAGTTGGTGGATGCACATGAAGCCCTCTTCGCAACGGATAGGCACTGCCCTGAGATTGATGATGTGTTCACTGACATGGCGATGCACCCTGATGGGCGAAGCAGTCTTGCTCATGCAAAAGAGAAAGGTATCAAGACAAAGAACACCAACATCAAATGCGAAAAGTGTAAGCGATTCTACATCCCCGAAGTGTTTCGCAGTGATGATTTCACTTGCGTCGCCTGCGAGCGTAAGAAGAAGCAGAAGAAGGGTGGCAAGAAGAAGGGTGGCAAGAAGAGGGGCGGTAAGAGGCAAGAGCGCTTGCCCGTACCCGAAGGGGGCGTGGACAACGAATCCTTATTGGCGTTCCTTGAGAGGTACAGACAATGAAAGTCCTATATAAAGCAACATTGAAACAACAGACAACAAACAAGGAGAGAGAAACATGAACAACGAATACGGAAAACCACGAATACAGGTACGATGCAACTACGACGACCACCGAATCCACATCCAAGGTGTGGGTGAACCAACGGTGAATCGTAAGTACGGTATCGCACTTGAACTGCGAGCACCCATCAGCCTCACCGGCTGGCTGGCTGAACAGACGGCGAAGTTGAACAGCCCTGCGAGTGGCAACCAACTCTACATTGAGATGGAAGTGTGCCACTACCCCGAGGCTGACAAGAATCAACTGCTGATTCACGGCACTGAACTCAATCATCCCGAAGGTGCGATGCTCAACATCAGCACTGAATCGGGCGATGTAAAAGTCCTCATGGACTTCGTGAAAGCGACAGCATCGGGCTTACGCATCATGAGCGGCCCAGTCTTCAAGAGCGACACGGAGGTGTCTGAGTGACGATTTACGACGACATGGAGACATTCATCACTGACCAAGCACCAGTGGGTAAAATCTACGCCTTGCCTGCGGAGGTTGTCGCATACCTCAACACCCGCCGATGGGCGCATTCACACGCTGGCGTACGAGCCCATGATAGTGCTGGAAAGCACTTCACTTGGACTGAGTACGCTGTGCGCATGCAAATGCTCACACCCTTGATTGATATGGTGGCATGGGAACTGTTCTACGAGCACTCAAAGGAACTCAGCATCACTGTGGGCAACTGTCTCACACTTGAAATGTCTCCCGACCCAGCGCACCCATGTGTGTTTGTGAAGGGCTACTGCGACATGAGCGTTGAGCATCCCGAAGACGGAGGCATGCGCACCATGCCCGAATGGGTGGCGCTCGCTCACGAGTACGCTGAGGACAATGACTGGGACATGACCGAACTGTACCCTGCGTTCCTCACAATCGCACAAGACCAACTCACTGAGGACATGGCCGAGTACATCACTGGCTTCAAGGGGGAAGAAGTGGAACTGGCTTGAATCCTATATAAAGCAGCACCAATAAACAACAACAACCAAGGAGAGAGAAACATGGAACAAAAACAACTGAACGAATGTGTCCGAGTGTGGAGCAAAATGTACGAGGCCAAGCACGGCGTACCTACCAAGCAGCAGGTAGCCGAAGTGCGTAGCCTGTACAAAGCGCTTTATCACGACCGCCACGACTACGAAACGAAAAAGCCGACCTTGAACGCAGGTTACTTCATCAGCCGCTACAACGCAAACAACCCTGTGAGTTCGTACTATCAACGATACGACGGTGAAGACCTTGGGTACTCGGACTTGATGCCAGCAGTGCGAACCAAGAAGGGAGAGATTTACATGCTCAGCACTGAGCCTCTCCACCGCAACACCGTAACAAACGAGGAGGGCGTGGTTGTCAACCTCACTTACGACATCACCCGACCGAGCAGTAGCCGCTTTACTCTCATCGCAAACAAGTGGGCACCCGTAGGAACTCGCAAGAATCACATCACTCACGGCCTACTCGTGCGTTTCAAGCCGCACATCATCAACGCACTGAGAGTGAACAGTTCGCATTGGGCGGTATCGTACTCTTCAACTGGAAAGTACCCTGCGTGGATTGACTGGAGTGCTTTCGTTGAGTCCGTGTATCAAGACGCAGACAACGACTTCACAACTACATTCACAACTACATTCAACATTGAGATTGAAAACACAAAACACAACACAAAAGAAATTGAAAACGAATTGAAGGAGATGATGATATGAGCGGAGAATGGAAAGGATGGCAGACATGGCAAGCATTTGAACAGGCAGGTATTGTGGAGAAGTCTTTGGACTTCAGCGATGAGGACATCATCGTTGACCACGCCGTTGGTCGGACGAAGAAGGCCATCGGCAAGTGCTGGCCTATGGATGCGGCTGTTGCCTACACGCTGATGAAGGTCGGGCCCAACAAGGCACTGACTTGGGATGAGATGGTCAACCACAACACCCGCATGGCTGCGGCCATGATGTCGGGCAAGGTGGGCTACGGCACTGTGCCCGACCCACGCCTTGAGTCCTGTGGTCATGACGAAGTGCAGGCTACCCGCTACACGCTCGGCAGGCCAAAAATTCACCCCGACGGGGAGTTCCGCTTTGAGGGCAAGTCATGGAGCAACAGCGGAACCATGGTTTCTTGGCTTCGCAAGCGAAACGCTCCCGATGAAGTCAAGGCTTTGGCGACCATTCGTGTGAACCGAAACAGTGCGCCGACGGTCGGGCAGTTCTTGGGGAGTGAGCACTTCGCTCCTTTGCGTGAGTTTCTCAAGAGTGAACTCGGTGTTGAATCGCTGAACATACACGGACGGCCCAGTAGAACGATACCCAATATGTTTCAAGAGAGCACGCTTGGTGTGTGTGGCTTTGAGCAAGGGAAGCCCTGTGGTCACCACAAGCCTACGAAACTCCAGCACACTTGGGCTATGGTTCGGGACAGCGAGGGCAACTTCCGCACTGTTTGGAGCCGAGACCGCACCAACAAGTACTGGAACAACGACATGTTCGGCAACGCCTTCCACTCACTGCAAGCGAACCGCATCGTCCTGTGGGATGAAGTCAAGCGTGGCATGGCGAATGTCATTGAAGAGAAAGTGGTGCTGAAGTACATCAAAGAATCACTGCGTCGCATGCTCAACCGCAACGACAACATCGTGTCCAAGGAGGGCAAGGGCAAGGGCTCTACCCACAAGTGGTCCGACTGGGGCTGGCTCGCTGAGATGAGCGCCTATGTCAAGAACACGAACAGCAAGAAGCGCAAGGAAGGCGAGGTCGCCAACGGATGGGTGTACACCAAGGTGAACTCCCGTACATCCTACGGCCACGAGATTGCCGACTTCCGTTGGTTTCCTAAAGCAGTTGTAGTGGAGTATGTTGTCAAGCGTAAGGAGCGTGGAGGGTGGAGTGAAAACACCATCCTTGACAACCTACGCTTCCGTAGTGTTGAGTCTGCTAAGGCTTTCATCGCATCTATCATGGAGGCTCACGCTGAACACAATGGGTTCTTCGCTTCTCGTCAACATATCGGGATGGAGAAGAAAGAACTTGGTACCAAGTGGTCAATCGGTAAAGTGACTCAACGCCCAGTCATGCACGGGTCTGTTGACCCCGAGGATTACATGAGTCCTATGGAAGTGGTCACCATGTGGCGCATGGGTGCCCCTGCTGTACTCGCTGAGCACGAAGACAAGTTTCACGAAACACCCAACTACTATGTTGAACAGGGTGAAAAGAATGGAGAGCAGTGATTCCAAGAAGCGTGACATGCTCAGTGCTGAGAACATTGACAAGGATGGTATGTGGCATGTTGATGGTGGTAAAGTTGACCTACGGCATGTTGAACTCCACCTGCCCGACGGCAGGGGTGATGAGAAGGTCATGGCGGTTGTACTCTCAACCGAAGGCTACATTTATCGTTGCCCCGAGTGTAACAAGGTGCCTCACGAGCACGAGTCGCTGGCTATCATCATGGAGAACTGGTTTTACATCGTTGCGAAGTGCTGTGATACAATGCTTCTCTACAAGAAAGAAGAACCGAAGGTGGTACAATGGACATGAATGAAGAATTTGGAGACGAACTGAAAGTGTGGATGCTGGAACATTTCATGCAGATGGCCCCGAAGGCGATATGGCGACCCGAAGGCACGGGTCTTCGCTATCGGAAGTTGGATGATGAAACACTGGCTCTTGAGCACAGGGTTGACCACCCCGACTCACTACACCACCATGAGCGCATCGTGCGTTTGTTGAACGCTGTCAACCTCAAGGCCGTGGACGATAATGTCATGGTCACGCCAGCCGCACTGTCGGCTGAGGAGGCATTCATGCGTGAGGTGGAGGAGCGCCAAGCCATCGCTGGTTCGTGGACCACTCCCGATGGCACAAGGCTTGCTGACCTTCCACTTGAAGAGGGCGTGCCTACCTACATGGGTGAGCGTGAAGTACTCCTTGACGATGGTGAGACTCAAACGATTGAGGACTGGGCTGTGATTGTTCCCTACGAAGGTGGAGAAGACATCGTGATGAATCCCGACGACTACAACTTACTGGCAGGCGACGACCTGTTCATGCGTGCAAAGACGAGCCTCGGCTGGCTTCGTGCCATGACTCGTCAGCAGATGTACGAGGCTGGCAAGACCCGTGAATTGGGTGTGCTTGTTGGGGGCGAGTGTCCTGACACGGGCGAGAAGGTTCCTCCGTGGATGTGGGGTACCTACTGCTCTCGCTCGTACGACTTGAACGCTGTGTATGATGAACTGAGGGTGGGTGAAGAGTAATGAAGTGGGTATGCCCGAACTGCGGCAAACGACATGCCGAACATTCTCAAGGGGAAGTGAATCACTGCTTCCGAAAAATATGCGAACAAGGCGTGGAGGTGACGGCGTGAGCAAGGGCGGCATCATCCACGGTGGTTACACATGCCGTAGGAATGGGAAGACCTACAAACGCTATCGTCTTGATGGTGGCTACGCCGCTTGGAGAGGCGTACCTTGGTTCTTGCACAGCAGGGAATGTTGGGGCTGTGAGCAGTTTGATTGTCTCAAGGAGAGGTGAGGAGCATGAGCCTACACGAGAACTTCGGCAGTGGCAACGCTGATGCCAACCCCGACCTCAAGCCCAACGATTTGGTCATGACTCCACGGCACATCGCTAAGCAGATGATTGACTTCTACCCTATCATGCCTCATGAGCGAGTGCTTGACCCGTGCCGTGGGACTGGTGCGTTCTACGACCAATACCCCGACCACTGCGTAAGGGATTGGTGTGAAATTACTGAGGGCCGTGACTTTTTTCACAGGCACCCGACGAAGCACTTGATAATTGACTGGATTATCACCAACCCACCGTACAGCATTTTCCCTCAATTCTTGGAAAAGTGCTTTGAGATTTCTCCCAATGTTTGCCTCCTCATCCCTGTTGCGAAGTTGGTGTCAAGTCTCAAGCGAATAAATACGGTCATGGAGTACGGAGGCATTGTATCAATGCGAATCATTGGAGCGAGCAAGTGCGGGTTCCCCTTCGGGTTCCCTGCCGCCGCCATCCACATGAAGCGAGGCTACGATGGCGACACGCTGATTGAGATGTGGCCGGACAAGGAGGAATAAATATGGGACAAATGACTGATGGAACTGAGTGTCTGCTGTGTGAACTGTGGCAAGACCTTGACAGTGCTGACGATTTGGACAAGTGCTGTGCTGAATGCCGAGGCGAGATTGAATGGATGCTCGCACGACGAAGGGCAGGTGATGAATGATGGCTGAGGTACTTGACGCTGAGATGAAGGACGAGTGCCACATCATGCTCCTTGTGCGACGAGACTGCGGTGATATGTGGGAGGACCACGGTTCCATCCTACGCGTGCGCCGAGACATCTACGATGGACTCCTTGACTGGGTGAGCGAAGAAGAGCCACCCGAATGGTGGGAGGGAAAGAAGAATGTCTGAGATTGTGATGTGGCGTACAGCCAGCATGGAGAACAAATGGAAAGATGGTAAGGGCGATGTACGCCTTGCTTACATTGACTACTACGGTAAATCATGGCTTGACCTACGGGTGATGAACACCAAGGACGGTAAGAATCAACACACACGCCACGGCGTGAGACTCACACTTCAGCAAGCGAAGGAGATGCTACCACGCCTCATTGAAGCCATTGAGCACGCTGAGAATGTGGAAGAAGAAAGAGAGAGGAGCGATTGATTCCTATATAAAGCAGCAGTAAAGTGAGTACCATGAAACAAGCCGCCGAGATGATTTGGACAGACGGGAGCGGGAAGGCGCTAAGTGCCCTCGGCTCTCAACTGAGCAAGCGTGAGAAGACCTTACACGACAAGCACGAGGACTACTACGCTAACCCACAACTCATGGTGGTTGACATGCTCACAGGCTCAACCGTGATACTACAGACTGAGCCACACGAAGGTGGTAAGACCCACGGCAACGGGTACCGACGATGCTCCGCTGTTGAACAGCGCATAGCACGCAAGTTGCCAGCAAAGCGCATCATGCGCCGCCTGCTTCGCATGGCGATTCGCAACTTTGTTCCCAAGGACGCTGACGCTGATGTCGCAAGTCCTGTTGTCAAGAAGGCGCTGAAAGACATCGCCCTCATCATGACTGACGACACAGTGGAGGACGACGACAAGTATGACGCTGCGTTGGATAAAGCGATTGAAGAGATTCTTGGACACACGATGTCCACACGAGCGGGCGATACCCTGCTCAAAATGGAGGCCATTCCACTCAGCACTGCGTTCATGGATGTGGATGCAGTAAAGGCTGAGTTGAAAGAAAAGGAAGTGAAAGCATGAAATTGAAGAGAGAAGAAGGAGAAGGACGAATTGCATTTGCCGCACGAGTGGTCAACGCCATAGCGGGCGCAGCAGGTGAAGCACCACAGCCAGTTGATGAGTTGTACGCAGCCATTGACAAGCGCTGTAAGCGAACCAAAACGACGAAGGCTCGCTTTAGTGCGAACTTGAGCGACGCCGCACGCAAGTACGAACTCATCTGCGTGATAAAGAACAAAGGCATGTGGCCGAAGTTGAAGAGCAACGCACCGTTGTTCTATCCAGCGGACGGTTGCCGCTTATTCAGTGATGGAGAAGCGACCGTGGAGAAGGAAGCGACGACTGAGAAGGTTGTCAAAACGGTGACGCCGAGCCGTGCGTTGTTGGAGAATTGTTCAGTCGGGCAGTTGTTGAAATTCAAGTATGGTCTTGACAGGGATGATGTGATGAGCGTTGTTGAAGACTTGTTGTACGACCGACCGTATGCTGAGGTTGCTGACAGCGACATTTTGGAGCACTTTGTTCCCAATGGCAACGACCTTTACGACTTGGTGACTGAAAGCGACAAGGTGTGATGAGCGTGCGAGGTTACCCCGTACACATCATCGGTCCTCTTGATGAAGAGACGGGCCTGCCGATGTGGGAATTTTGGGAGCATGAGGAAGCATGACTGAAAAAGCAGTAAGTACTTGGAAAAGTGATGAACCCATACAAAAAGACTGGGTGTTCAGCGCCCCCAGTTTTAGCAAAGAAGCGGACGCTCTCGCTCGCTCAGTCGCTGCCCACAAGGACAACGACCGGGCGCTTGAGTTGGCTACGAGCATTGGACTCAACCACGCTCAGTATGCCACTGCTAAAATCATTCAGTTGACAGTGGCGAAGGATGAGCGCTGGATGAATCAGCGAAGCCCTCACGGACTCATGGTGGATTGCATCTACCTTGTGGCGAAGAATGCTGGTATCAAAGTCAGCGCTCAGCGCATGCGAACAATCACGATGAGCATGTTCAATGTAGGCACACAGCCCCGACCCAACAAATGGCAAGACGAGTTCAGCGATGTGTTGGGGGAGTTGTTGTGAACTTCTCTAAGTTGGCTGACATTCATGAGCGCTTGCGCTTAGGCTCAAAGCCGGGCGCTGAATTGAAGCGCATTGAATCACTTGATGAAGCGCTCTTTGCTTACGAGTTCTTCTTCCCGTCCTACGCTCGGTTTTCATCCACGGGCGTTGCTAAAATGATAGGGCAAGAGGTAGGGCTCTACATCAATGTGGTGAAGGAGATGTTGCCCGATGAAGAGTTGTACATGGGCTTAGGCTCCGAGAGCAACAAGACATCCTCACGCAACTTCACTGCCGACCAAGTTCTGTCCTACCCTTATGAAGCGGCATCGTTTACGGACATAGCATACCGACATGATGAGAAGGAGGCTCGGTTGGTGTGGCGTTGGCTCTTGAAAGCAAGAGCAGTGCTCAGTAAGCGAACCTTCTTTGCAGCGCTCGCACGGCAGTTGAAGTTGCCAGTTGAAGTGGTGATTGCCGCTCAGTCTAAAGACACCTTGGTGAAAATGTACAACGAGCCTTCAAGCATCATGTCCCTCAAGAATTGGTGGGACCACGATACTCACTTTCCGACACCCTCACGCTGGGAGGCGTGGGGCAAACTCCAACCGCCCGAAGGACGATGGTATGCTGTTGTTGTTCCACAAATGTACAACACTGACAAGCCCACTCAACGACTGTGGTACACATGGGGAGGTGTGAGTTACAACAGGGAGGGTGTACCTGTTGGTAATTCAAGAGAAGACTATACGGTTCTCAAAGAGTTCACTCACAATACCGTACTTGACTACATCATCTCAACACAACCTCATGCTCCATTCAGTGAACGCATGAGGCACATTCGTGCTGAGTGGCATGACCTGTCTAAGCACGGTGCTTGGGAGATGATAAATCACCGAGTTGAGCATGAGGATGTGTACTGCGTGCGACTCATCCACGAGGACGCACAGTACGAACCGGGAGGCGTCATGGGCTACACGCTCCACGCTGAGCGCTCACGAGCATACCTCAAGTTGGAGAAGCAGTACACCGAAAAGAAAGAGTTGCGCTGGCAGTTGTCGGCGCTTGATGGCTTGTCCGATTTTGTTCCTGTGGTTGATGTGCCCTCGTGCGACGAAACGGTTGTCAAGGAGGACACTGACTTGGGAGAGGTTGTTATCGTTGTTGAAGTGGCGGTGCTCAGTGCTGATGCTAACGGCAATATCACACAGTGTTTACCCATTAGAGTGAGACGAGACTTGGGCATCAACGACTTGACACAAATAACTGAACTGATTGATAGAGGGATGGCTCATGGGGCGTGAGGCGAGAGACTGCGAGCACTGTGGTGCTTCCTTTGAGATGCCTCGTATGGGTGCTCCGCAGAAACGGTTCTGTTCTCGCCGTTGTCGTGACGCCTTTCATCGCGCTGGCAATCGCAAACCCCCCGAGACAAGAGAGTGTGAAGTGTGTGGGACGACCTATGTAGCCGCCGGTAAAGGCTCAACTCGTAGAAGGACATGTAGCAAGAGTTGTGCGATGAAAGCGAAGAACATCCGTCGCAAAGCCAACGCTCGCGAGCGTGGGAAGAAGATTCAAAGTGGAGCCCCCAAATACTGGGATGGCGACACAAGTAAAATCGTAGCGCACTATGGCAAGACATTCACAAGAGAATGCAAGCACTGTGGCGCATCCTTTGAAGGCCATCCACGGGCGGGCTACTGCTCAGCCACACCATGTCAAGAGGAGAAGTTCAACAAGTACAACACGCAGCGATACCTCGCTGCTAAGCGGCCTCATCGTGTAGAGCAAATGAAGAGATACCGAAGGAGTGAGCATGGGAGGGCTGTGAAACGGAAGCGTGACAGCGACCCAATGAGGAAAATTGCGAAAAGGTGCCGCTCCATGATACGATACACACTTGCGAACCCAAAGAGCAAGCCAACCTTTGAGTACTTTGATTTCACAAAGGAAGAGTTGTTTGCTCACATTGAGTCTCTATTCACCGATGGTATGTCATGGGACAACATGAGTGAGTGGCACATTGACCACATACGCCCGCTCGCTTCTTTCAATTTCACAGGCGAGAAGGACTGTAAGGAGTTCAAAAAGTGTTGGGCGTTGAGCAACCTGCAACCACTGTGGGCATCTGACAACAGCAAGAAAGGTGCCAAGTGGAACGGTAAAGACTACCGAAAATACAACGGGAAGAGAGTACATGCAGAAAATTGACGACGACAAAGAGCAATGGCTTGCGGCTGGCTACATCGCTGGTGCGATAAAATTCAATGTGAGTGTGGTGAAAGCCAACGAGAGACCCAACGGGCACCGGGTACGCATGAGCGTATCGTGGGCGAACAAGCCTGCCTTAGCCACGCATCCCCTCATTCAAAGACTGCTCTACTTGGCGAACCTTGAGTACAAGGACGAGTGGACGAAGCAAGAGGATGTGAGGAAGTGGATTGTTCTGTTGCACGGACTGAACAAAGCGTACAAAGTTCGTGAGTTGATTGCAGACCAACCGGGACTTCACATGTTCTTGTGGGTGTGGGATAACCCTGCGCCCACTGACTACGAAGAGTTCATTGAATGGGCGAAGGCGTTTGACGATGAAGAAGCAGCATTGGCTTGATTCCTATATAAAGCAACAATAGAAGGGAGTATCATGAAAACCGCAGAATTTGAACCAACCACCCTGTCACAACTGGCAGGGCAAGCATCCTTTGTGAAGGACGCTGAGCGCTGGGTTGAGAGCGGTGAGTACCCTAACGCTGTTCTCTTACACGGACCACCGGGCACTGGCAAGACCACAGCCATGCGTGTCCTGTTCCGTGCCCTGCTGGGCGACTTCTACGATGAAGTCAACTACATGATAACCAACGCCAGCGACGACCGGGGCATTGACTTTGTTCGTGACCTCAAGAGTAAGGCCCAAGTCAAAGGCGTGGGTGTAGAGCGAAGAGGTATTGGTCTTGATGAAGCAGACGGGCTCACACCCCAAGCACAAGACGCCATGCGACAAATCATGGAGGAGTGTGCTGACAATGCGTTCTTCGTGCTCACAGCCAACGACCTAAGCAAAATCCGACCGGCCATCAAGAGCCGGTGCCTCGTGTACGAGTTCATGCCCATTAGTGTGGGAGACGGGGCGAAGCGCCTCACACAACTGAAAGCGTCTGCTACTACCGAAGAGTGGGGTCAAGCCGCCGCCCGATTGATGAATCACACAAGTGGCGACATGCGACAAGCCATTGAGATTTGGCGGCACACTCACGACCCTCAAGAGATTTCACGCCTGCGTGATGAAGGGAACGCCTCATCAGCGGCGCTCGCTGCTGTGAGTGGTGAGTACATGGAGATGCGACAAGTCCTGTACGGCATGCTTGACCGTGGGACGAGTCTCAACTTCGTGATGCGCAACTTCCACGACAGCCTTACTGAGTTCTTTGAGATGGACTCCGACACCACCTTCACGGTCATGGCCGTGTTGGGTGAGATGGTACCTCACATGTATGAGTGGCCCATCGGCTCCTATTCCTTCGTTGATTGCCTCGTGGCACGACTACGAAAGGAGGTATCTGCATGAGTGAAGAATACGAAGAAGAATACTACGAGGAAGAAGAAATGACTGACCTACCTGCTGGTGTGCTTGAGCGAATCGCTAAGCATGCTGAGCGATTGAAGAAGCCGAAGGATGAAATTCGCACGGCTTTCCTCAATTACATTCGCAACATTCATGGTTGTGATGATTGGCAAAACGAGGACTCAGACCTGTTAGAAGACTGGGCTGAGCAAATGGTTGTTGAACTACGCAACACTGGTGGCGGTGGCGGCATGGCTGGTTCTGTTGCTTTTGTCGGTTGCTTTGTTGGTGTGGACCCTGCACGCCGTGACCGTCGTGCTAACCTTGTCAAGCGTGCCAAGCGTGAGTTCACGCTTGACCCCGGCAAGGCCGTGGATAACAACATCGCTGGACACTACACCAAGAGCGGTGATACTTGGGTGCTCAACCGTGCAGGTGGTACTGACAAGAGCGACATCTCCGTGGACGAAGTGCCGCCCAACTCCTTCATCGCTGATGGTGAGCGCATCTGCTTGCTCACCAAGGCTGGCAAGCCCAAGGCCATGAGCATGATGGGTCGCAACTACTACTTCCTCGGCGCTCCCGAAGACGAGTTCACTAACGACGGTGCCATTCAATTGTGGCGCTTGGACATGCAAGGCGAAGATGCTGACGCACCTGTACTCATCGGTGAGCCGTGTCGCATTCAAGCACGACCGCCCAACGAGAACGCACCCGAGGGCTTCAAGGATGTGCTCAGTACGAGCCTCGGCATCCGAGACAACATCCAGTACACCGACGAGTTCGTTAACGCTGAAATGCGACCGTACCTCAAGCCCTTCCGCTACTGGACGGACACCGAGTTGCACGGGCATTACACCCGTTTGGAAGAACTCGTTGAAGCGTTTGAGGCAGGTAGCCGCACCTTCACCATCAACGGTGAACAAGGGCGAAGCGGTCCTGTTGTGTTCGTCAAGGGTACGGTCAACCGCCTCAGCAGTGAGGCTCGTGAAACCGATTACGACGAGGACAAGCGCTCCTACTCATTGTCCCTTACTTCCAGCGCACTCCAAAGCATCCATGGCAGTGGTGATGCAAGCGAGGTTATGTGCTGGATTGGTAGTGCGTGCAACGACTTGACGCAACCATTCACTGCTCGTGGCGGTGAGGATGAACTCATTGACTACGCTGAGAAGTCAACGGTGCTTGTGTGTGGCCGAATCGCTGTGAAGCGAAAGGACGGCAAGGACATTCCCAACCTCAAGGTGATGGGTGTCTTCGCTGACCCACGACGCATCCGCCGACGACAGACCGGTGGCGACACTGGACGAGGACAATTCAACTGAGGTGATTACATGGCAGGTTTTGGAAAAACGAAAGAAGCAAACAAGGAAGAAGAACAACAAGCGGAGATTGAAGCAACGCCCGCTATCCAGCGGACTGATGCTGACCCGTTCAGCGAACTGCGTAAAGAGTACGCATTGATGGACAACATGCCACAGTCTCACTTGTTCATGGGCATCGCAGGCCACGACAACACCGGTAAAACGGCCATCGTGACCGATGCTTACCGAAGGTGGCTTGAGGTGTGGCTTGCAGCGCCCGAGCGAACTGACGAAGAACTGAAAAATCCACCGGAGTTGTGGGTGCTTGATTTTGAGGGTGGCGGTGCTGCTAACAAATCAGCCTTCCACAGCGACATTCAAAGCATCCGCTGTTGGGAACCGTGGGTCATGATGCAGGGTGAGCGTACTTCGTACAACTACCCAGCCACTCACGCTCGTGTGATGTCAATTGCACAGTTCGCCAACGACATAGCGCAGAAGCAACGAGACCCCGACTACGACGGCCCACGCTTGTGGGGCTTCCTCGTCACTGGTGTTGATTTGTGGGACAGCGTGTGTGTGAACTGCATGCGTATTGTTGACCTCAACATCGCCAAGGACGGCATAGAAGCCGCTGACTGGAACAAGAAGGTGGGGCACCAATGGGACTGGGCGATTCGCAAGACTCGTTTCCATCAACTCACTGGGCTGTGCCGCTCGCTTGTCAAGGCTGGTGTGCGTGTGTTTTGGGAGACTCACCTGCGCCTCACGAACTACTCGTGGGGCAAGGCCGAGGACACCAACCCGACATGGCGACCCGACTGGGAGAAGGCCAGCAACAACTTCGTGTATCAAATTCTCATCTGTGAACGCAAGGACACCAAGGACGATGAAACCGGTGAGGTTGTTCGCTCCGAGTACACGGTGACCTTTGAGAAGAGCAAGACCAATGCCAAGTTGCAGGGTCAAAAGCGCACGACACTCATCACTGAAAGCGGACAGGACCCGCAGTGGTTCGGCTTGCCCGAACTCTACGACGGTACGCTGTGATACTCATGGGGGTTTGAGGGTAATAAGGGAGAACATTTGTTTCATGGTTTGGGCATCTTAGGGGCGTTTCGCAATTTCCGTCCCTCCCTTCCCCCCTCCTCTTTTTCGTGGTGATAACATGACAGAATTAACGATTGACAGAAAACAACTGGCTTCACTTCTCAGTGGCTTTGGTAAAAATGTAGGCGACCTTCGTTTGGTTGTGAGTGATGATACCATCACTGGTGCTGTGGCTTTCATGTCACACTTCCTTCGTAAGACGGAGGGTATCAAAGGTCAAGTCAAGACCAAGGGTGCGCTTCACATCAGTGAGTTAGCGAAGGTGCAGAAGTTCGTGAAGTCTCTCAAGACTGACGAAGTGACCATCAAACAACTCGGAACTACGAAGCCTCTCTACATCACTGCTGGTGGTAGCAAATTACAACTTCCTACGAGCGCTACGATTGTTTCGTTCAGCAAGGTGTCGTTGTTTGCACAACTCATTGGTAGTGCTCAAAAGAGTGAGTGGACAAAGTTCCACAACGCTGACCTTGATGTACACGGAACAGTGGACTTGGCGGCGCTCGCAGGCGTGACCAAAATGCGAGGCATCCTCAACAGTAGCCCCGTCTTCCGTGTGATTGCTAACGCTGAGGAGAAAGAGTTCACCGTTACTGCTGGTAAGAAGCATGAGGCTCGCCTGTTCTCCACAGCCACACTTGTGGACGCTAAAGGGCCGGGTGCCGCTATTGAATCCACCTTTGGTGCGTGGTTGATGCAGGCGCTTGCTCTCATGCGACCACAACCTGCGGAGATTCACTTCGGTGCTAACACTGTTCTTGTTATTGAACAGGGCGAGGACTTGCTGGTGGTCATTGACCAAAGGGCGTGAGTGCATGATTGTGGACTTCTTCTATGAGGACGGTGAGTACGACCAACCCTCAATTTACCTTCGTACGAGGAACAAGGAGGGCCTACTAACGCAACGCATCATCCGTCCATACGATGAAGACTACATCCGACCCTTCTGTTGGATTGCTGAGGGTGAGGCTGAATGGAAAATCAGTCGGTTGAAGAATCGCTTCCCAAGCATGAGCATCATCAACAACGAGAAAGCGGTGGGCATTGATGACAAGAGACTCGTCAAAGTAGAAGTGGACAAGCCCAATGATTTGTGGGAGATTAAAGACGAAGTGGCTACTTATGAAGCGGACTTGAATTACTTGGACCAAGTATTACTCACACTCTATCCCGACAAGGTTCCCGACTTTCACCCTCGTGTGTGGTACATTGACCTTGAGTGGGACCCGAAGCAAGACTTCACGACAGTGATGGCTGTAGTTGACTCTCATGATGAGCACCCTGTTGTCTTCGCATGGCGACCCGAAGCGGTACACAAGTTGGGAGGACAATGGATTGAGCGTGAAGGTGGTTACATGCTCTACGAATACAGAAGCGAGGCTGCGATGCACGAAGGATTCATTCGCTACTTGGAAGTGTGCGACCCCGACATTCTCGTGGCTCACGCTCTCATGTGGGCTGACCTGCCACATCTCATGCGTAGGTTAGAGAAGCCCGATAGGCTCTCACCTGTAGGTCAAGTTGTTCGTCCGTTCAAGACCAACGACGGTTACAAGGACACTCAGCAACCCATCAAGGGTCGCCTGTGTTGGGACTCAGCAGCAGGGTGGAAGAGTGGCAGTGGATTTGAAACGCTGTGGCAAAAATCCGGGCGTGGACAACTACCCAACCGGAAGTTGAATACCATCGCTGAACTGCTTGGGTTTGGTTCTAAACTGACCGAAGAAATTGAGGGCATGACTGTACACAACGGTTGGTACGATTATTACGATTCTTTCATTGACTACTGTTTGAGAGACACTACACTACTTGCATCAGTCGCTGAGCGCTTGTATGCCATTGACTTCTTCGTTGCTATGCAACAGTTGTGTGGTGTGTCGTGGGGGAGCACTCACAAAGTCACACGCTACTTCCGTGGGCTTGTAGGTCGGCGCACCGACAAGAAAGCGCTCAGCGCTCGCAACATCACCCGTGAGCACATGGAGGCGGCATTCATACCCAACCCTGTACCGGGACGGCACGAGGGCGTCGCTATCGTTGACTACGCTTCTCTCTATCCAAACATCATTCTCAGCGATAACCTGTGCTACACAACTAAGCGTAGCGGTCCGGGCGATGGTATCAAGACGCTGGGCAACGGCACACACTGGGACCAAACAAAGAAGGGTCTGCTACCGTCTATCGTTGAGGAGATGCTTGAACTTCGCAAAGAGTTCAAACGCAAAATGAAAGAGGCAGCAACCGATGAAGAGCGCCTTGGTTATGACATGCTGCAAATGGCGGCTAAGGTTGCGGTGAACGCGCTCTACGGCATGTGTGGGATGAAGGCTGTACAAGGGATGTGGATTGATAACGACATCGCATCCTCAATCACCTTCCGTGGGCGTGAGGCTATCCGCCACTTGCTGAGCGAAAGCGAAGAGCAAGGCTACAAGTCCTTGTTCGGACACACTGACTCAGCGTTCATTCAAGTGCCCTTTGATGAAGCGCATGCGCTGGCTAAGCACTTGACCGAGACAGCAAAGTCCAAGTTGCAGTTGTCGCACATGGATGTGGAGTTGGAAGCCTACTTTGATTACTGGACCACTGCACCTGTGAAGAACCGCTACTTTGGCTACAAGGTGTGGCCCGAGGGTGCGAAGGGAGACTTGAAGGTCTCCGGGTATGAAATCAAAGCCTCCAGTTCAGCGCCCATTACAAAGCAAGTGCAGGGCTTAGCGATGCAACTTATCGGCCATGGTGCTGATGAGACGACAGTATCGGATGCACTGCGTTCACTCTCACTGGATGTTAAGAACGGCACCATCCCATTGAAGGATGTCGTGATGTCCACTCGGCTCACCAAGAGCCCTTACGATTACGATTCACCTACGCCCGGTGCCAAGGCAGCGATGTACTATAACGAGCACAACGGAGGTGAAGCGTGGGTCAAAGGCGACAGCGTATCGTGGACCTATGTGAAGGGCTTCAAGGAGGGCGTGCCCGATTACTTCTCATTCAAAGGCGACAAGAAGCCTGCATCATTCGTTGCATTCCGTGAGGAATCGGAACTTGAGAATTATGTTATTGACTGGGACAAAGTGCTGGATGTATTGGTAAAGTCCAAGTTGAAGAGACTCTACGAAAGTCTTGACTGGGACATCAAGACTGCCGCTGGTGATGTAGTCCCGAAAACATACTGGTGAGAACGATGGGATTTTGGGACAGATTATTTAGACGCTTGAGAACGCAAGAAGAAGAGAGAGTGATTGAAGGTTATTATTCAAGAGCGAAGCGGATGTATGAGGTGGAAGAGGAGTGAAGTGCAGGGAGTGTGGCAGCGAGAATCTACACACCCGACGGCAGAAATACTTTGATTATATAAAGCGGCAGTGGAGTAAGAGAACAGTTGAATGTATCAAGTGCGGACACAGTGAGATAAGGGTGGTTGAATGAGTAGAGATTTTGAAAACGAGAAACAGTGCAATTGCACTGGCGGAGACCATGAAGAAACAACACCGGGCATCATGATTTGCCTTGAGTGTGGGCGACAATGGGGGAAGAAGGATGAGCAGAATTGAAGACGAAGTGTGCAAGAAGATTCAGCAACGGGCTGAGGTTGGTAAAACCAAGTACGGCGTGAGCATGGAGCGTGGCGACCTTTCCCTTGTGGAGTGGTTGACGCACTTACAGGAAGAACTGATGGACGCATGTGTTTACACTCAACGCTTGATTGAAGAAACGAGTGTGTTAATCAGTTCTGCTGTCAATGAGTCAATCGTTCATCGTGGTAGGAAGAAATCGGGTAGGAACATGTGGACTCAAGATTCATGGCGGGAGTTGGTGAACTTGAGAGTTCAATATCCCGAAGCGAACTTCACTAAGTTGGCTGAAATGATGGACATGTCCATCACTGGGGTATATCAATGCGTACAGTTGATGGACGCTCGTGTGGCTTTGGGTAAAGACCCAATACCCCCTACGCCCCTCAACAAAAAAGGTGAACCTTCTGTCCGTAAGCGTTGGACTCAAGAAGAGAAGGAAGAGGTGAGAATGCTACTGAAGCAGGGAATAACCCCAACTTCCGTAGCCGCTATGTTGGACGCTCCCAAAGTCTCTTCAATCCTTGTGTGGAAAGGAGAGTGGGGGCTGTGAGATGGAATCCAAACCCCGAAGGTGGCAACAATGAGCGTGATGGCTACGAGCACGAAGAGTTGCTCAAGTCTTACGACAACAGCACCTATGCGTGGCAACCAACCATGGAGGACAAAATCTTACGAGTGAGCAAATCGTCCGTTGGCAATTTCAATACCTGCCCTCAACAGTACTACTTCTCCAGTGTTCTCGGCCTGCGTGGCGAGGACCAAGATTACCACATCCGTGGTTCAAATGTCCACGACTCCGTGGAGTATTGGTGGAAGGCCATGGTTGATGTGGTGGAAGAAGTGTACGATTTGATAGAGGCTGGCGAGAAAGACAAGGCCCTCACGCTGTGCATTGATACGCTACCTACACCTCCCACTCCTTACATTTACGGAGAGCCTGAGCAACTGCGCCTCTATGTCAAGTGGCAATTTGAACGGCTGTGCAATTTGGAGCGAGTGCAAATACGAGACTGGTTCCCTGTTGGGAACGAGGTTGAGGTTCACGCCACACGAACTGTTGTGGCAAGTGACGGCACTGAGGTGCCCATCCACATGAAGGGTTTCATTGACCGTATGTTTGTGGACGACGACCACACGGGCATCGTGCTCATGGAATTGAAGTCCGGTAAGTGGAAGAAGTGGAAGCAGTCGGAGATGCGTGCTGAAATGCAGTTCTACCGCATGATGCTTGAACACAGTCAACACCTTGAGTTCTTACCTGTTGTCGCATGGGGATGGCAATTCCCCGGCGGTGGCATTAACGGCGGCGAAGGCCCAGTGTGGGACTACGAGCCAGTGAGCGGACCCGGTGGACGATACGCACCGAAGACAGTTGAGAAGCGCTTAACACGCTTGGTTGATGCGCACTTGGCTATGGACTTTCCTCCCGAAAAAAGTGTGCTGTGTGGCTGGTGCGACTTCATGGAGCGCTGCCCAGCATGGATGGAGGAGTATGCAATTGGAGATGAACAAATATGAAAAGAAGTGAATTGAGAAAGAAAACAGGATTGATGAATACAGCAGTGAAGGCTCTCATGGAAAACCCATGTAGTCTTGAGTTGGTATCGTCGCTCATTGATGGTGACATCAGCATTCGTTTGTTGATACAGAAGACATTGAGCGACTACGCTGACTTGGGGTGTAAGCCCACGGTACCACTACCGTGCCACCTACATGTCACGATACACCCCTCATTACTACAGGGCGAATTTGCTGATAATGCTCAGTATGTTGCTGACCGCTTAGATGAATACATCACTGGCTCCGACTGGTGATGTTATGCCATTCGTTCCACTTGACTTCCCACGAGAAGTCCTTGAGATGGCGTCAAACGGCCAGCAGGCTGGACGCTACATCGTGAAAAGTTGGAACGAGTTGGAACGCTATTGGAAAAGCAAGAACGGGAGCGGGAATGTTTATTTCACGATGTACGGTTATCGTGCAACGAAGCCACCACGCAACCACCGAGTGGACTACGAAACGCCAGTCATTCACCATTTTGTGATGGACTTTGACTGTAAGGATTTCAAACGCCGTGGTGCTGAAGTTGAATTTGGTTACATGCACGAACAAGTGAAACGCTTACACACTCACCTGCTACAAGAAAACATCCGCCACTTCGTGTGGTTTAGCGGAGGCGGCTTCCACATTTGGGTACCGCTCGCTGAGACTTACATGCCCAGCAACGGGAACGAAGTCAAACGCATACGAGAAGGTGGGCGAAAGTTGATGGCTCAGTGGCACAACGAGTTGGATTTAGGATGCAACGACCCTACTGTTGCGTTTGACACAAGCGGTATGATACGCATTCCTAACTCTTACAACGCTCGTCGTGGTTGTTGGAGCATACCTCTTGAGAGTGAAGAGATACTTACCTTGGACCATGATGGTTTGATGGAGACGGCACAAGTAGCACGCAGTGGCTACATTGAGCATGGCACTGAGAGCGTGGCTATCACACTACCAAAACAACGCAACCGATTCAAGCGTACAGTGGAGAAGGTGGAGGGCCTACCGGATGTCACGCTAAACGACATCGTAGTCCTACCCTGCCTTGCCGGTGCTCTTGGTGAAGGCAACCCAATTCACAAAGCACGCTTTCACCTCGTGGCCTACCTCGCTGCTCGCTTCCGTTGGTTTCACCCACCCGAGGCTATCAACGACCATGAGAAGCAAGAGCACGCCACACGCATTTGCGACATTATTTCAAAACAGAACTGGGTAGATTACGACCCCGACATTACGCAGAAGCATGTAGAGAGTATTGTCTTCGGTGGTGCTGGAAACAAGGGCTACTGTGCATCCTCTTGCGCAACGATTGAATATGACGGGCTGTGCGTAGGGAAGTGCCGTTACCATGACGGTAGCATGGGGGAAACATGATGCCGAGAGTGAAGTGTACCATGTGCGGTGATTGGATGAGTAGCAGTTCTCGCTACAACAACATGCCTGACGACTACCCGCATGTGTGTCACATTTGCCGTCAGCGAGGACCCGAAGATTCAATGCGGTGTGTTGCTTTGAACTGCAAAAGTAAACGATGCAGTAAGTGGAGAGACTACAAAAGCGAGTACTGTAAGACCCACAGGAGGAAAGACCATGCCTAAGCCGGACTTGATAATTGACAGCAACGAAAGAGGACCCCTGTGTGAGTCTATTCAGCGTAAAGCAGACAAGGCTGGTCTTGCAGTTGCGAGGCAAACACTTGTTGTTGGTGACTACTTACTGGGCGCTGCTTGTGTAGAAGCAAAGAGCATTGGAGACTTTCTTCAATCTCTTCACAGCGGACATTTGTGGCGGCAATTGGAGAACATGGACGCTAATTACGAGCGCTTCTTTCTTCTCATTCACGGTAGCATAGCGAAGTACATCGCCATGGCGAAGAACAACGGTAAGCGTTTGACACACACGGCTGTGCAGAATCAGTTGCTCGGTACCATCGCTCGGGTCATGTCCGACTTTGATTGTCAAGTATTCTTCACACCGAACATGAGCGAAGCGGCGCTGTTCGTTATCAAATTGCACGACAAGTTGCACAAGCCAGCCAGCAGCCACGGAGCGAAGGCTGTACGCCGTGTGTCCACGAACGATGTACGCAAGGACATGTTACTTACGATACCGGGCATCGGTGCTGACTTGGCTGACCGTTTACTCGCAAAGTGCGGGAGCATAGAGGAGATGGCGTTTCCCGAGGCGTTGAAACAAGTCAAGGGGTTAGGCGACCGAAAAAGAAGCATGATAGTGCGCGTGCTTAGCAGTGAAGAGCCAGTTCACATTGAGCGCAGCGTGAGGCGCTGATATAAAGCGGCATCACAAAATTTTATTGAAGTATATTTAAAGAAACCAAAAACAGATTTTATTCAAGTTGAGTCCTATATAAAGCACCAATAAAGAGAGGTACGGTGAGAAAATGAGAAAAGCAACCGAGTATGCCGCAGTGAACAAGTACCCCTTCTTCAAGGGATATGTGCAAGAATTTGGCAAAGTGAGTATTGACAATGACATTCCGGCTATGCTTTCTTTCTTTTTCATTCAAGGACAGATTGCCGCACCGTATGTTCGTATTCCTTGGGACGCTACGCACCTTGACCCTCGTGTTCACGCTTTTTGGATTCAGCCATCCCGTACAGGTAAGTCAATTGCTTGGGAGTTCGTGGGTGATGTGCTCAATGATTGTGGTCTCGCCAGCGATGCGTACACCAGTGGCTCGGATGCAGGGCTGATTGGTGGTGTCACAAGTGAGTGGGTAGAGGGCGAGGATGGGAAGAAGGAGCAGGTCACTGTTGAAACACAAGGTATGCTCGGTGGTCAAAAGGCCCTCAACTTTGACGAAGGCAGTATCATCCTCAACCCCGGTAAGCACAGCCAAGAGACAGTGCTGTACTTACAGTCAGCGTGTAACCCGATTGGGAGCAACAGCAACATTCTCGTGAAACACTTGAGCGGGCGACGCATTGAAACCGAGTCGCTTGCATCATTGTGGATTACTACCTACCCGCCCAAGGGGGTGAAGGAGTATGTGCTAACCAAGGGTATTTTCCAGCGTGTGCTGTTGTACTGGTCGCACTGGGACATGGACCGTAGGCAGAAGGTCAGTCAAGTGCGTATGAATCGCTCGTATCGTAAGGCTAAGGATGGCATCGTTTCTTACGATGAAATCGTTGACTACTTCAAGTCCTTGGAGAAGCGTTTGCGTGACCGTGTACTGGCACTCACTGAAACGACATACACGGAGTGGACGAATGAAATGACTCGTGAAGAGCAAGAGGACGCTGTTCAATCAGTCATGTACGAGATGTTCACAGCGGACGAGTCCTACTACGCCGCTACCTACGATGTCGTGGAAGACTTCTACAGCCTGCTTGAAGGGCTGAACTTTGCTATCGCTGATGTCGTGGCATCCTTTGTACCCGCTATGGAGAACTACTCCGTTATCCTCGCTACGCACATCGCCATGATGGACGACACATGGGTGGTCACGGGCGACCACTTGGACATGGCAAAGGACATTCTTTACGACCTGTTCAAGAACCTCATCCAATGGCTTGAAGGTGAGGTTGAAGTCGGTGCCAAGAAAATGGAAAAAGAGAATCACCGTAAGGATTGGTTGGAGGCTTACAACAACATTTCACCCGTGGAGTTGGACAAGCGTGGCGAGGGCTGGCGGAAGAAGAGCGCCGTGCTCAAACAATTTCAAGCAAACCATCACATCACTCGCCCAACAGCGTTCAAGAAATTCAATGACTGGGCGGCGCATTTATTTGATGCAGCCAAGGACGGTGCAACTGTGTACATCCGCTTGAAGGAGGTTGACGCATGAGCGACATTATGGCATTGGACATTGAAACGGGCAACTACTCATGGGAGATTGGTGGCTGGGACAAGCACTCGTTGTTTGAGCCAACCGTTGTTGGCACATGGGATGGCAACGAAGGGCATATTTTCAGCAAAGAAGACATTGAGATGGTCGGTGCTACTGTTCATCCACTTCACCCCCGTGACTTGGGTGAGCACTTGCAGAAGCACATTGATAGCGGCGGTCGCATTCTTGGGCACAACATTCGCAAATTTGACTTGCCTGTGCTCAATGCAGCGCTTGACTGTTGGACAGCAGGCGACTTGATGAGTAAGGCTGATAGCATCATTGACACAAAGTTGCTCGTAAGCAAGGCTGGTTTAGCGACAGGGAATGTGGCTACAGCGCTGGAGGTTCTCGCACGCACGACCCTTGACATTGGTAAGAGCATGTCAAGCGTGGAAGCCCCGGAAGCGTGGCGTAACGGACAATACCTTGAAGTGGCGGAGTACTGCCTCAAAGATTGTCAACTCACATACGACTTGTACAAGTACGGATGCGACAACGGCATAGTCAAGAGCCGTTCCTTGGAGGACGGTTCAATTATTGACATTGAGGTGGATTGGAAATGAGTGAAAACAAGAACCATAGCGCACAACGAATGAACATTGAAGCAGCGAAGCGAATCGTAGGAACGGTGAGGACAACACTGGGCCCGATGGGTATGGACAAGATGATGGTTGACGGTGGCGGAAATGTCATTGTCACCAACGACGGTGCCACCATTTTGCGTGAACTTGACAGCGCTCACCCTGCTGCGAAAATGATTGTGGAAGTCTCCAAAATGCAAGAGGCCAACTGCCACGACGGTACGACAAGTAGTGTTGTGTTGGCTGGTCAGTTGCTCGCTAATGCCGAGGCGTTGTTTGACAAGGGCCTGCACCCGAATGTTATCAACAAGGGCTACATTCACGCCATGAATGAGTCCCGTGCATTCTTGGCCTCGTTCTCAGCGCCTCTCAACAAAGAATCGCTGGCGGACATCGCTCGTACCGCTATCACCGGTAAGTCGCTTGAGGCGTCCGAAGAGCAAGTGGCTCAACTGTGTGTGGACACCATCAACGCTGTGGGTGATGTCGGTAAGGTGCGCATGCTCGCAGCACCCGGTGGTTCGTTGAGTGATTCATATTTATTCAACGGCGTGGTTGTCAACAAAGACTTGCTCGGACAGGAGAGCATACCGGAGAGCCCCCCACACATCCTCCTTCTCAACTGCGGTTTGGAAGAAGAACAACAGAAAGCCAACATGCAGGTGCAGGTTGACGCCACTTCCTACAGTAGTGTGAAGAACGCTGACCGTCAACATTTGCTTGATGCGGCCAAGAAAGTGGTCGCCGCTAAGCCGAAGGTTGTCTTTGTGCGAGACGGTGTGCATGACACTGTGGTTTCGTACTTACGCAAGGCAGGTATCGCTGTGTGCCGACGCTTACCCGAGAGTACGATGAAGCGCCTATCAAGCGAACTCGGTGCTGAAATTTACCACTCACCCGAAGACGACATGGTGTGTCAATTGGGCAACATTGAGCGAAGAGAGTACAACGATGTAGCGTACTTGTTTGTCAACGGTATTATGAAAGAACAGGGTGGGGAAGCCACACTTGTTCTCTTCGGTGCCACTCAGTCCACGCTTGACGAAGTACAGCGTGGTTTTGACGACGCACTGGGTGTTGTGTCGCTTGTTGCTAACGGCGACACTACAGTGTACGGTGGTGGGGTTGCTTACCTCATGACAGCGATGCACCTGCGTGAGAACGCATCCACCATTGGTGGGCGTGCTCAAATGGCGATTGAGTCCTTTGCTGACGCATTGGAGAGCATTCCCGGCACCATCGCTGAGAACGCCGGTCATGATGCACTGGACACCATTCTTGCTATGCGCCACGCTGGTGGTACGATGGGCCCGGATGTTGAGAACGGCGGTATTGCGTGCATGAAAGAGTTGGGTGTACGAGAACCCAAGTCGCTGGTGCGCAGCGCTATCACAAGCGCTACTGAGGTCGCTACAGCCATTCTACGCATTGACGATGTTATCGGCAGGCGTGGTGAGTGATGGGACGCCTGCTTGACAAAATGCGTGTCAAGTGCCGTGCTTGCGGGCACGAGCACATTCCACGACGAATCCAAGGTAGGTACTTGGATGGCGACAAGAAGCGTATCAGCCTATGGCAGTGTAGAGAGTGCGGGCACTTTTGGGTGGACAGCGCTTTCAAGAAGAAGCGCTCACCGTTCACAAGGTGAATCACACCAAACCTAAATTGCTCAACGATGCGATAAGCGCGTCTAATTTTACTTGGAGGTTATTGTTGTTCGTCGCTTGTTGCGTGATAAAAGCATCAAGTTTTAGTTGGAGATTGTCAATGGCGCCTTGTGTTGAGGCGAGGTCGGCGGCTGGTTGTGGAGGTGATTCGGGTGCTACGGCCTGTGTGCCAAGCACGCCGGTGTTAGTGAGCGCGCCAAGCGCGGCTACCGCTGTCTTTGCCGCCGCTGTTGTTCCGAAGAAACCAATCTGCGGTGCTGATGTTTCGTCGGTGACGGTTGCGCGCGACAACGAGAGGATGGCTTTTGAACCGGGGACAAGTTGCGTGGAAATGTTGCCAAACGCTATGTCAAATTGACCGCCATCTCGTTGCCCTATTTGCCACACCGGGTCATCAAACGCCGCCGATGATGGTGGCGAGGAGTTGTCATTTTGAATTTGAATGTGAGCGAATTTGTTTGTTCGTATGTTCCCTTCTAAACCGCGAATGCGAACAGGGAAGTTGTCGGTTGTTTCTTCAACATAGAAACGCGTGCCGGTTTCAGTCCCGCCTATTCCAACATCACCTGTAAGAGCGAGCGTTGACTCACCTTCAACAGCGGCGATAGCGTTTGCGTCTGAATATGATGAACCACCGGAAGCCGCCGCCCACTTGACACCCGACGCTTCAGCGCTATCAGCCGTCAAGACATGACCGTTGGTACCGACACTCAGTATGGTAGGGTCACCCGAACCATCGCCTACGATGATTTGTCCTTTTGTAGCGACATCGCTATTCATGATTGCACCCGCAGCGTTTACATTGGTTGCATCTGTCACATCTGCGTTCGCTTCTATACCATCTAACTTGGTTTTGTCAGCCGAAGACATAGAACCAGCGGCGCTTGTTGTAGCAGCACTGATACCAATTGTACCGGTACCTGTAATTGTCCCGCCCGTGATAGGTGCTGAGGTTGCTATGCTTGTTACTGTACCTGCGCTTGCAGTAGCACCCGAAGCGATGCCATCCAACTTTGTTTTGTCACCGTCAACAAACCCTCCTTCGGCAAGTACCTTTTGATAGTCGGTGTTGGCTACAGCAGCGGACACCGTACCGCTACCGTTAGACTTGAGGATGCCGTTAGCACCGCTGGCACCACTGACTGTTGTACGCTCGCCAGCAGTGATGATTGCACCACTGCCAGCGTTGCTAACATCGCTGAGTTCAGTCACGCTATCGGTGGCGTGTATCACCTTTTTGTCTGTGCCAGCATCGTCCGTGAAGTACAGTCTGTTTGGTGCGTCGTTCTTGACCCACAGTAAACCTTTGCCAGCAGCCGTGGTGTGCCCTGTTGCTGCGACATTCGCCTTCTCGTCAATGACAAGCCCGGTGGGGTCAATCAAGCCAGTGACATTCAACTTACCGTCAACAGTAAGCGTGTCGGGCGTACCTGCCGTGAAAAATAAAGCGGCATCGCTGGTGAAACCACCTGCGCCGTCGGAGAGTTGTACACGCCCACTTGCGCCACTGGATGTTGTAGCCACAGTGCTGCTGTAAAGCACCTTCTTCCAGTTGCTACCGTCGTAGGCGAACATGACCGCATCGCCAGCAGCGACGGCTGTGTTGAGCCCTGTGCTGTCAAAGGTCACTGTGCTGCCGCTGGGCACACTGACGAACACAGCATGGCCGGGTGGGAATGTACCGCTGGGGTTGAGGTTGATGGTTGTAGAAGCCGTAAGAACAAACACTTGGTCGCTGTCAAAAGTGAAGGTTTGATTGCTGCCGGGACTTGACACATTGATGTTGGTGGGACCAAGCAGGTGAGTGTGGCGGTTTGAACTGTCTTTGCGTGAGTAGTAGAGCATGGTCTCGCCACCACTGTTGAGTGATTGCCACAACACACCAGCGTCTCCAAAGTTGCCGTGCAAGCCACTGCCGTGTATTTGCGCCAAGGTTGTGTGGTCGTTGATACCCGCTGTTCCAGCCGAGTTGCTGGATGCCGTCGTCAAGTACACGGGTGATGTGCGAATGAATGTGCGATGGTCGTTGAACTCGCTGAGTGCTTGAATACCTGCACCGTGCGTAGTACCGCCGCTGTTGGTTGCACGGATGCTGCCAATCACAGTTGATTGTTGGTTGGCGAGTGCTCCGTTTGGTGGAGGTGTACTACCACTGGAAGTCAAGTCGCTTAGGTACGAAGCGGCTGAGCCACTGATTGAAGGGTAAGCGCCTGCGGCTGTGGTGATTCTTGTCGTTTGCGTGACCTTTACACCAAGTGGTGTGGCAATAACAACGAACAAACACTCTTGCCCGCTGGTCAATGCTACGATTGATTCACCGTCTAAAATGTCGCTGCTTCCAACCGCTAAATCCAAAGTGATATTGGAACCCCCACCAAAATCGTACAGCACACCATTTAGAATGGCTTGGAAGGGTTTGACAACAACCTTACTGGCGTTGGCACCTTGACTCATAGCCCCACCAAGGTTGGCTGGATTGTTGCGGTCAGTGTCAGCAAAAGCAGTGTCTTCGGTCAATAGAATGCCGTTGCCGTGCAACCCTTCGTACAGGTTTGTCAGTGTAGGCGACAACAAATGGTCGCCGTCTTGTAGTTCGTTGATGTTTTCTTTCAGTGGGTTATTTGCCATTCTATTTCACCTCAATAAGCAATTGAATGCGTATTTCGTTGCTGGTTGTTTTGATAACGGGAGCGATGGTGTGTCGTGCGATTGGTGTGAACGAAGAAGTTCCCCGCAACTGCACAAACACCTCTTTCAGCGTTTCATCAAACGCTTCGCTCGCTGGTATGAAACCTTCTACCAAGACAGTGTTTTGGTCAACAATTCGCACCGATGGACTGAGCACGATAGCGGGGCGACCGGCAGCGCCATCGGTTGTTGTAGAGGGCGTGCCGTCAAAGCCAATCACCATTTCATTGATGTTTGACACGATGGTGTCAAGCAAGGCTCGTTTCAAATGGTCGCTAACTGGCATCAATCTCCCCTCATAACTACGACAGGTGTTTTGCTGCCGCCCAATGTCTCTTCGTCGCTGCTACTACCCAACACGCCCCTGTTCATGGCTCTACCGATGATGAAGCCGCTTGTACCGTGACCTTGTATGGAGACAAGTACGGTGCTCTTGATTTGCAGGTCAGCGAAGAGAGACAAGTTGGCTTCAACGATTTGTTGTACATTGTCGGGCACAGTGCCTGTGGGCTTGCTGCCTTCAGCAATACCTTGCAGTATGCCCTCAATACCGGTGTCAACCGTCAAGAACACAAGGTCGGCTGTGTTAGACTCCAATTGATGCTTAACCTCGGTCAAAATGCGCTTAACACCTTCGTACTCAATGACTTTACCCGGTCGCAAATCCCATGACTGTGGGTGTCCCGAACTCGTTTTACTGCCGCTTAGCAGGTTGTTGGCTTTGAGAATGCTTCGTGCAACTCGTCGCGCTCCTTCGTTGGTGGTGACGCTAAAGTCCTCAACAACCTGTGGCTCTTCTTGCACATCACCGCCACGCCCGCTTTGTCGCTCAGCGTCGCTGACCTTAGCGTAAGCAGTGTTGTTGAGAGAAGATGCCTTACCTTGTACAACAATGACATTCGCTGTGTTGTCAATCGGGTTTGTGCCCGCTGGTCCAGCACGGGTGTTAGCGTCAACAAATCGTCCGGGCTCACCAAAGTTGAACGGCACATAGAGCAGGCTACCGAAGCGGTCAAAGTACACGATGTGGTTATCATGGCGACCAAGGAAGCGCAGTGCTGAAACAAGGTTGACGCCGTAGAAGTCAGTAGCAACAAAGGTGCTGCTTTGCTTACGCCGGTCGGCGTTGGCTCGTGTAGGCGACAAGGGAAGGGCGAGGCTAACCGAGGTGAACGAATCGCCAAGGTCCTTTGCCAGCCGCATAGCCATGTCCGTTGTACGCAGTCCGATGTCCACTTGCTGCCCCAAATGACCTCGTGTGGAGTTGAAGCCGATGTCTTGGAACGAGCGGTTTTGCATGTTGCGTACTGAGAATGTCGTACCCTCGTTTCCAGTGGAAACATCGCTTACAGTCATGCGTTCCGACGGATTTTCAGCAGCGTACAAAATCGGCGGCGTATTTAAAGCGGCATCGCCTGTGAGTTTATGACCAGCGTAGAACACTGCTGTGTCGGAGTTGTGTCCAGCAGCGCCCGTGTGCTTCAACACTACAGCGTCCTGTAATTCGTTGATTGAGTAAGTACGCTCCGTAGCCACGGCGTAAGTTGCTTGCTTGCGCTTACGCACAGTGACTTGCTGCTTGGTGCTGCCTTGCATGTTAATTTCACCAAGGTGAACAGCGTTGTCAACAAAGTGCGGCTTGCGCACTTGCTTCATGACAACATCGCTGTCGCCAGTCAGTCGTTGTTGTGCGAGTTGAGGCATCAAGCATCACCACTCAACATTCTTTTCTGCTCGTTAATCCAAGCATCGTGTTCGTCTTCAGTCATGTCTTCAGTCACGCTTTTAGAAGGTCGGGTCATGACAATGTTTTCCCAATCTATAGGCTCATTGTGAGCAACAAACGCTTCATTCATGTAGGCATCATTGGCCGGGTTCCACTCACCACTACGGCGTTGAACCTCACCGATGTTTTCCAAAGACCCTCTATGACCGAGCACCACACCGTTCCAAAGAGGGTGGTTGTAAAAATTGCTTCCGAACCACGAAGCCGTAGCGTGAGGCTCAGGCCCGTCCGTAGCCCAGTATGTGCCCTTTATCCCCTCATTGTTGAATGGGGTCTTCTTGCGACTGCTCTTGCTGCTCTCATCCCACATCGTTGGACTCATCGGTTTGGTAGAAGGAAACGGCACGCCCCGATAGGCGGTAACAGGCTCTTTACCGGGGTAGTTTTCTATGTAGTTGTACAACTTCATTTGCCGTGAAGCCTTGAGCAACTGCCATGCTGCGTCAAAAGCCCTCATGCCGCATCACCACTGTGGTCCGATGTGTTGTAGGTCACATCCTCCTTATGTCCCTTGCTGTGCAACGATTGACTGAACCGTGGCTTCACGCTGAAGTCCTTCGCTGCACCTGTGTTGCGAGGTGCATCGCTGCGGTAGTGCTGTAGTGTGTTCTCACTGATGAGCAAGCGAGTGACTGTGCTCTTGAGCGAGTCTTTGTCAAAGCCTGTAGCCTCAGTGCCGGGCAGTTTCGGGCCCTTCGCTGTTGGTACAGTATCACTGCTGGTTTCCATCAAGTACACCGGTTGGTACGGAGCGTTGCTGTTTGGATTTGTAGAGCGCATGTACGAGCCTGTGCTGGCCCTGCCGCTGGCTGTTTCGTAAGTGAACAGACCGTATTTACCACCAGCAGTTGCAGTGAAGAAAGTGCTACCGTACTGTGGGCTTGACGAGTGCAAGTTAAGTTGCGAACGGAACACCTCAATGTGTTGATTGTCCAACAATCGCACGGGTCGCAACAAAAATCGTACAGTGGTGTCAGTGTAGTTGGTTTGATTTGCACTGCTAAAGGTTGCATTTTCATACGGGTTGCTTGTTTTTTGTGAGCCAGTGATGCCACCTCGCCCCCATCCAGTATCGTCAAACGGATTAACGAATGAGCGAGCCTCCAAAACATAGGTGCCACCAAGCGGCTTCATGTTGTTGGTGTGAGAGAAACGCATGACGCCACCATGAGGTTGTGCTGCAAACGACAGGCTCGTGAGGTCGTAATCTCCAAGCGTTTGCGAACCTGCTTGCATACCACCGTGCAGCACAGTTCGTTGACCAACGCCACGGTCGGTGTGCAGGCTGTGTGCTTCTGTGTTGATAGCCACCATGTCTTTGTTGGTGCCTGTGGTTTTCATCTCCAAAATGTCAGCATCAACACCAATGCGAGGACTTGAGCGGGACACTGCATCCTTGTGTACGCTTGTGCCACTGATGCTTTCTACACGGTCGCTGACCACTGCGTCGGGCTTGAGTAGCCCGTCTTCTGCAATCTCCAAGCGAGCACTGAGGCCACGGTTGACTTCATCGGGCTGCTTTACATCGTTGCGTGGTCGTAACATACCCTTGCCAAATGTAGGCTCAGCAGTGTTATGCGACAACACAATACCCGACCCTTCGTACACAGCACTGAGTTCAGTAAGGATGTCTTCGTTGAACTGTGTTGGATAACGCACACCACGCCCTGCCATATCACCTACACGCAGCGGATTAACAGGTGCGAACACATCAACGAGGATGTCTCCGTTGTTGTTGTTATCGTCGTTGAGTCGCCCACCAAAGCGTGGGATAACTGCGGTTGGAGTTGACAGCACATCGCCGCTTGAATCAATGATGCCTTTCAAATTGACAATTGATTTACCACTGTTGTACAGACGAGCGTAGGGCGTTTTGTTGTTAGTACGGTCGTATTCGTAAGCATCACCAGCGTCCCAAGCAGGGCGAATACCGAAAGAGCGTACAGGTGCTCGGCGCACATCTTCACCACGGGTGTTGCCCCACCAATCTACAAGGTAGTACGCTGCTGCGTCGTCAATGTTGAGCACTTCCAACCCGGCGTGGTCTCCCCACCAGTCACGAGGTGATGCCGAGTGGTTGCGAATGGTGCGCACTGGGCATCCAAACGCACGAGTCATACGCACACCGTCGCTGTAGCGCACTTGCCATTCGGGTTTATCGGGGCCAAGCATGGCACTGAAGTTGGTTTGACGCTCCATGACACCAACATAGGTTACAGGTAGTGTTGGTTGAGGACTTGCCGAGATGAGTGAGGAGGTGCCGCCAGCGTAGTTCCAAGCCTGCGTTTCGTACTCAGTCAATGGACCAGCCTTGTACCCAACAGTGATGTTAGTCGCACTGCTAAACACACTGTATTCTTGCTGTGCTCGCATGCCGTAGTGCCCCCACTGCGGCCTGTTCCACGGTTGACGCAAGCCAAAGCGATAACCAAACGGATAAGGTCTGCTTGTAATACTGCTTGCGGCGGCGGTGGTTATACCGGTTGTTGCGTTGTACGAACTCCCATCACCGTTGTCAATCCAATAAGTGGCTGCGTTTTGAGTGTAGGCTCGTGGTACATGCCATGCAGCGGCCCACGCCGCATACCCGTCAAGACGGCTAACCAGTGGGCCGCCACGGCTGCCACAAGGCCAGTAGTGCGTGAGCATAATACTACTACTACCCTGCGCTTCATAGCCGTTAAGAGCGTGGATGTTACCACCCAACACAGCATCCCCACTTGCACGGAAATAAACGGTCGCTCCAGCAGCGGGAGTATATAGCATGTCACCGGTCAAGGTGATTTGAGTTCCACTCACGCTTGCGAATTTGCCGATAACTCGGCCATCTGCAAACAAATAATCTGTCGTCGTCACTCCATCGCTTGAAACATCTGCTCCGAAGGTAATTACAGCAGGTGAACCAGTGGACGAAGAGTAGGTGCCCGACAAAATGCGAGGTGGCTCGGGCGTCTTGAAATTCATGCCAAACGGACCATGACTTGCAGCGTAATTGACATCGTGGTAATGAATGGTCTCAAAGTGTTCGGGCATGCTGTTGTACGCAGCCTTGTTGACAGCACGGTCGCCTGTGAGATTGCCCCATGTGCGTGTGGAGTCGGAGTAGAAGGTGTGTGGTCGGCCAAGGTTAGGGTGCCACGCACAAAGGAAAGCATCGGGCGTGTACACACTGTTGGTGTCTCGTGTGCCCGCTGGCAAGAAGTAATCTGTATTTTGTACAAGCACGCTGCTCTTTGGCTTGGTGAACAAGTCTGCCCTTGACGCTACACTGTAAGGTCGGCTAAGGCGCAACACTGTACCTGTAGGTGGCACAGTGCCACTTGTAAGGAAGCGGTCACTTAAGTTGGCCGTACCGCTGCCCGATGTTGTGATACCTGTTCTTTCCGTATAGGAGAGGCTTTGCTGCAATCCGTTAGCATCAACATACAACAAAACCTCACCATACGACGGTTTTTCAGGGAATTGTGAACAGTCGTCAACCTTGACAAATGACCCCGAACTGCTACCTGCGACAACTGTTGCCGTGGGTGTAAGGGAGATGTTAGCCATGACCTTTGAGTAGATGTCGGGACTGATTGACGGATAACCAGCAAGCGTCAATTGAGCGCCAACCGCACCCGCATTTGCACGACAAAACTCGTAGTAGTTGTCAATGCGATAAATTGCTAAGTGCCGGAATCCAGTAGCAGTAGAGTCGTTTGGTGCTACTTTGTGGAAAATACTCCACCAAGGAATGTGCAGCGTATGACCGGGCGTAGCGTTATCAAACATACCGACATGGTAGGCTTGAGTGCGTCGGGTGAAAGCGGGCGACTCACTGCCTTGAACACCCAGTGCGTTATAGAGCAGCATCGGTGGGATGTTTGCTAATTGACCACCGTGGTCGGGTTCGTGGTCAAGAATCACTTCGTTGATGAAAATTTCACAACCTCGTACATCTGCAAGCGTAGCCTCGGCAAGAATCAGTGTAGCGCCACCAATCGCAGTGCCTCGCTCACTGTCGTACTTGATGCCGACAACGAGGTTCACTTGTTGACTTGTCAATTCAACGGCGCTGCCGTCGGGTAGTGATGAAGCAGTACCGTGATTTGCGTGGAACCCAGCAATCTGTTGTTTGCGAACATTTGGCTGAATGACAATTTGATACGCACCGACTTCTGCTGGGTCGGGGAAGTGCCCGTCTTGTGTGTAATTTGCACCAGCCTCAAGCACGATTGAGTGACCACCTGCTTTGTTGATAGTACCAGCACTGCCTTTGGACGCAAGAACGCCGTAGCCGTCGTACTTGATTTTTGTTTCAAACATCAATGTGAAACCACCACCGTGAATGTCGCTTGGTCCGCTTGGTGTAGCAGTGAGGCTGCTAATGCGCAGTTGTGGATTAAGGGGATGGAAGCGGTCAGCGATTGCGGTGCTTACCGTGCTGTCCGTGTTGCCTATGTTGTCAAGGAAGTAAGTCATGTCCGCTTCTTGCTTGCTCGCTAAACGCTGTGCTTCGTGTTTGTTGTACAAGCCTTGGTAGGCTGGGTGAGCCCAGTGTCCGGGCAGCATCGGCATGGTGGCGTTGACAAAGTGGTGTCCCATGCGTGGCATCGGCATTGGTGTGAGTTGTGGCTTTTGATAACGAGTTAGCACAATGTCATTTGTCGTCCCGTCCAAGTAGTGCGTGTGCGCCATGTCGGGGCTGTTGCCGCTAACCTCAGCATGGTCTCGCAACCGCCGTGCGGCAAAGAAACGGGTGCTACCAGCGGGGATGTAGTAGGACGGAGAGATGGTGATTGTGGATTTAGCAGTGCCATCTGCCTTAATGTGGTCGGCAATAAACTGGTCAAAGTCACCGTCGCCTACTATGTTCTTGAACAAGTTGGTTTCTCCACCAGTGCCAATTTGAGTGTAAGAGACCACTATGCTCTCAGTGCCTGTAGAAAGACGGAGGAAACGGCGGCTGTCGCTAACCTCTTTCGTACCGTAGCCAGCGGCATACACACGAGTGTTGATGGCCGCTGAGGCTGTGATATTGCTGCTGGTGTAAGACGAGACCGTGAGTGTTTGATTCTCTACCCCGTTATCGTGAGTGTAAGCCACAGGGTATCGCTCGCTGTGGCTGTGTCCCATTTTGGTGATGTGGAAGTAGAGCGCCCGGTCGTGCTGCTCGTACGAAGACTTGAGCGGGTTGCTGTTGGTTGAAGCAACCCAACCATCTTTTGTGCTATCATAGGTGTTTGAGTCAATGTGTTCCCAACCGCTCTCGTTCATTGTCGGGCCGTAGCGTGGGCCTTTCACTACATTGTCAAACAAGTGTCCGAGATGAGATGCGCCGAGGTCGGGATGAATCATACCGCCGTCGCCCATGGTTTCGTTTTGGTACGCCTGCAAACGGTCAAAGCCGCTACGGATGAGGATGTTGCCGGGGATTGATTCGGGGTCAGGTAAGCGAATCTCTAAGTTGGGCGACAACGAAGTGTTGGCGACCGAAGGCGACAAACCTTCTGCGTTTCGCTCACCAGTTGGTCGGTAAGCACGGATGATAACACCAAGAGGCGAGCCGCCTTGTATCGTGTGAACTTGACCAGTATCGTCAACAACTTCCATGTCTTCAAACTGCAACTCTTCATTGGGAATAATCAGCACATTCTTGAGTTCACTGGCATGCTTTTCAGCCAGTTGTGGGTGTGCGAGTTCTTGCGCTTGTAGGACAGGCATCATGGCTGAATTGGTTGTTTCAAACGAGAAGCGGATGTTGCCGTACAACTTCTCACCCAGTGTAAGCCCAGTGCCTACTGCACCACCTACAACCGCTCCGCTGGTACGGCTAACCCAAGGCACGGCACCCATGCCTCGTGCATCCATGCGTGGTAGAGATAGGCTACCGCCATCCATACGCTTCCACACGACATGCTCAGCGTTGAAATTTTGATGCGGTGCTTTGAGATTTAAGTCGTAAGCGTTGACATCACCGACCCAAAATGTGTTTTGTTGCTGTGTGCCACCAAAAAGACTTGATGGGTGAGTGCTGGTTGCCGAGTAGTAATCGTTGTTGATGTTGCGCACAGCGGTCTTTGTACCACCCGCAAAGTGCGAACCGATGCTTTGTTCAAGGTCGTAGAACAAATCGCCCGTTTTTGACTTACACGGCTCGCTGTTTGACAAAGCAGTGTCAGCCGAAGGCACACCATGGAAGGAAAGCGGCCCGTCAAACGGTGCTGCATCAAGCGCGTTTGCGGCTGCGTAATTCGCAACTTGCGGTAACGCAGTGCCGTCAGCAATAAGCGCCTCAATGTTTGGACCTGCGTTCGCAGTAGCAGTAAATCGGTCTTGACCGTGAATACGCTCGTCCCAACGGGTCGTACCGCCGAGTATCAATGATGAAGCATCACTTAATCGCAACCAATCACCAGTTGCCTTGATGCCATCTCGGTCGGTCTTTGCGATGAGTGCCAGTTCCGATTCGTGAGCAACAACGAGTAGCGCACGGCTGTACACACCTTGTGCGCTCAACAATTCCTTCTGCAACTCGTCTTCTGTATTGGCTAAAGGTGTTGAATGGAATGTACTTGTCTCAATAAAACCGCGTGTGTAAGAGGACAGCGCTCCGTCGCTGATTTGAAATGGTGGAGCATCGTTGTTGTTTGGCGGGAAGTTGGCAAGCGATGAACTGCCGTCGTCGGGTACAGCACTCTCGGGGCTGTTGGGCATAGGTGTGATATGGGGAATATGCCCCAGTGCGTTTGCACACCCCATGCTACCGCCGTAAGGTGAGAAGCCCAACATCGGGTGCCACGCTCCCAACCCCGCTGCGACCTTTGCTCCGACATTCAGTGTGTTGAGATACGAGTAGCGCTCACCGTGCCAACCGACAACACCAACAGGCTTTGTTCGGTCTATAGCGTCAACCAATCCGTTGAAGTGTACTTGGCTAACACCACCGCTGCGAGTGTTGTTTGAGAAGCGATGGACACCTGCTTTGGTCCACACATAGATTTTGGTGTTTGGGTAAGTCGTTGTGTCGCCTACATCGGGAGTAACTGTTGTAATTCCTCGTAACGAATCATCCCATGTCTCTACACTTTCAAATGTTTTTGCCCCAGTAATTCGGTTAGGAGCGAGGAAGAAAGTGACATGGTAATCGCTACTCACCAATTTGATGGTGCGGCTGTGATAAGGAGCAAACGCTGGTGATTTTTGCGAAGTGACACCACTGGCGAACTCGTTGCTTGTACGCAACCATCCGCTTTCAGGTATTTGATGAGCGGTGTCATAATTGGTCCCGAGATTGAGTGTAATGAAGCAGTTACTAACCGCCACATTGACAGCAGGCGAGGCAGTATAACCACTGGCTGAGTTGGAGTAGGCGTCAATGTCAGCCGCTGCAATCTCTTTCCAACCATAGCGGTCTTGTCGCATGGCGTTACCCATGCTTGGCATGAAGGTGCCACCCATCGCTTTGAGTGCGCCTTTGCCGGGGAAAGTGTTGATGGCGGCACCGAGCACTGTTGCTAATTCCTCACCGTTTTGACAACGAGTGGCGTCAACTGCGATGTAATCCATGTCGGTGTCGCTCGCCACGATGGTGTCGGACACAAACGCGCCGCTGCTACCGTACAACATGCGTGCTGCCAATGGCGCTGCAACACGGAACGCAGTTGGGTGTAATTCGTTGCCGCTTATGCCGCTCTTCGCAACCCGGCTGTTGTCTTCGGGGTGGGCTGGGTTCATCGTAATTTGATTGTCAAGCCATGAACCACCGGGATGTACACCACCGTCCATGTGGAAACACAAATCAGCGTTGCTGGTCATGCCAAAACCCATGTACACAGCGTGGCGGTTGGGGTGTGTCATGCGATAATCATGCACTTCGGTCGTAGTGACATTTGATAGCACTCCATCTGCTTTGAGTGTGAACACTTCACCATAATTTTTACCTGACTCAGGGCGTTGATAGAGTACAGCAACATTCGGTTTGCCCTGTGCTGGCTCCCAGTTAAGCGTCTGTCGCCAGTGGAAGCGGCCACGAGTCGTTTGGTAAGTACTGGCTTCGGGCATGTAGTGTCCGTCATTGTTCATGATGTGGTTCGGCATGAACGCCGTATTTGACCCGGTGTGGCTCGGCACCTTTGACCATGTGTTGCCCACAGTAATTGCCCGACCGG